CCTGACACCGCGCCCCCTACATACAATGCGTATCCACTGTGGAGCCGGTCGGAGAGGAAGTGGTATTGGAGATACCCTGATCCGACGCAGCCGCATGGGTTCAGCATCGTGCCGGTTGGTTCCCCCTAATGGGGTGGGACATCGAAGGAAACTGGGTCGACGACGTGCCGACCGAGCCCGAAGTTCAGGGTACAGGGATCCCCGAGTGGGCGCAGAGAGCGAACTTCGGGACCGGCCAGCCACGCTTCACCCCGAGCCTTCTGCATGGTGTGATGGAAGGCACCGCCGGACTCGGCGGGATCGTCGACCTCGCGACGACCGGCCTCGACTGGGCAGGCGCTCCGGTCGAGCCGACGAACTACGCCGGCCAGATCCGCGAGCAGTTCCCCGACTGGTTGCAGGACTTCCAGCCCGAGGGCACGCAGGAGCGGGTCCAGTCGGGGATCGCGAACGCAGGCACCTCGTTCATGGTTCCCGGGGCTGGTGGCCTCGGCTACGTCCGCGCCCTTGCCCCTGGCGCTCGAGCACTCGCGACGGGTGGGCTCGCGGCTGGAGCTCGCCAGTACGGGAAGAGCGCGGTCGCCGACTACGGGACACATGCAGCACGGCTTGGTGGTGCGAACGTCGCAGCCAACCTCGGAGCTCAAGCCGCACAGGCCAACTTCGACGAGGACAACACGCTCGCGCAGATGGCGATCCCGATGTTGGCCGGCGCGGCCGGCGCACCAATCGGGGCCAGGATGGCGTCTGCGCCGAAGCAGCGCCGCGCGGTCCAGGCCGCTCGTAACATCGCGCAGAACGTACCGAGGGGTCGCTCGCTGACGCTCGAGACGATGGACCGCCTCACCAAGCGCATCACTGGTCGCCTCTCGAGCGGCGAGGTCACCGATCACGATGTTCTTCGCGCCCGCGAGGTGATCCAGAGCGCACTCACGGGCCGCGGGAACCCGATCACGCAGGCTCAGATCGACGCAGCCCGAGAGGCGGGTGACGTCTCTCTCGCGAGCACGTTGGAGGCTCAGCGGTCGCTGATCTCCGACGTCATGGAGGAGCTGCGGCTTGCGGCGAACCTGCAGAACCAGCAAGGCATCGCGCCGACTTCGGTGGGTGTGATCGAGGGGGCCGGGATCGACGCAGGCCGACCGTTGACCGCGATGCACCGCGCAACGGCGGCCGACCGTGGAGACTTCGTTCAGGACGCCCTGCGGCGCAACGAGCTCTCGAGGGCAGCGGCCGAGCAGGAAGCCTCCAGCCTTCGCCCAGGAGCGACGGGCACGGCGGGCTCGATTCGGGACGCCGCTCGCGCGTCTGCACGGGAGGCGATCGACGAGGCAAGCGTCCCATTCCGCGAGGGTGGTGAGTTCGAAGAGTTGCTCGATCAGGCTGGTCGCATCCCGCTCCACAGCGTCGACACCAAGATGCGGCGACTGCGCCAGAACCTGACCCCCGCCGAGGACCGCTTCGACAACCAGATCCTGCGGCGGATCGATGCACACTCGGACCTTGCTGAGTTCGATGCAGGCACTCGAAACGTCCGAAAGCAGGCAACGATCTCGCCCAGAGACCTCCGCGCGTTGACGCAGGATCTCGACGCCAAGATCAACCGCATGGACCCCTCGCCCGAGAGGTCGCAGCTCGTGCAACAGCGGCAGGCGATCGACGCCTTGCTCCTGAGCCGAGCACCGTCAGACGTGCGAGCACGAGCTCGACAGATCAAGCAGCAGTATTCGCAGATGAAGGATCGCTACGAGCCGGGGCCGCCGAAGGGTAGAGAGCGCCTCGATGCTGGCAAGCGTTCGGCGCGGCGTGGTGCCCAGAGCCTGCTCTACAAGGAGACCGGCGACCCGATCCGCGACATCGTGAGGTCGGAGAGTCCCGTGGCAGCAGTCCGCGAAGCGAAGAAGATCGTGGGAGACGACCCTGATCGACTCGCCGAACTCGAGGCTGGCCTCTGGGCTGAGATCTTCGACGAGGCGCTCGATGTCGATTCGACGATCGGGAAGGTCAAGACCGCACAGAAGAAGACACGCCCCGGGTCTGGGCTGATCGAGGCATACCGCGAGGTTGCCGGAGATGGGAAGGCTAACCAGATCGAAGGCATCTTGAAGCGGTTGCGCCAGTCTCGCATTGACAAGAGCGTCAGCGGCGTTGCCGAGTTCGGAACCGGCAGTGCGGGGCTTGCCGGCGAGAGCCGAGGCATGCTCGGGGGCCCCGCCGACATCATGAAGATGGACACGTCGGTGACCGTGAGGCTCGTCGGCGTGCTCGCGAAGATGGCTCTGGGCGGCGATGAGGTCGGCCTCTCGAGGATCATCACGCAGGCGATGCTCGATCCCGAGGTGATGTACGACGTGCTCTCGATGCCGACTCGCGAGGGCTTCGACGCCTGGAAGAAACAGATCGCGCGCCACGCAGCACGCACGAGCGTGCGCGAGGGCGGAAAGGCCAAGACCGATGAGTGATGTGAAGGACTGGTCGTCGACCAACAGCAATAACAACCAGTCTTCGCCGAATGGTGCCCAGACAAACTGGACCGGCGCAGACCTCGGCCCCTGGGCCCGCGAGACGATGGCGGCCGTCCATCGATACTACAGCGACCCTGCGTGGGTAGCGCCATTGGTCGACGAAGCAACCAGCGCGACGAACCCGGCCGACACCGCGACATTCACGGTCGCATCGACTTCTACCCTGGCCTCACACTTCCCGACGGGCCGCCTCATGCGGATCGAGACGGCTGGTGGTCAGGTTCTTGCGTTCGTCGTTTCCCATACATTCAGCTCTGGGACGAACACCATCACAGCGAGCCAAACGATACCAAACGGCGCGCTGGCACTTTCGGGTATCGAGTTCTGGGCCGGACATACCGGGGACACGTCATTATCACCGCAAGCGGTTGGAGCAATGTCTTTCGGCGGCTCGGGGACGGACAGCGCGCGAAACACAAAGTATGGCTCGAGTGCAACGAACCTTCCCGATGGGATCTTCTGGAACAACACAGACACCAACACGCTCGAGATGACAGACAGCGGTGCGTGGGTTCCGATCGCAGCAGTCGGTCCAGGTAGGGGGTGGGAGGATGTCGAGGGGACACAGGGCCCCCAAACTCTGCGAATCTCAGCCCTCAATAACGATACCCCCACCTTGGCGCTCAAGGTTGGGGCAGACGAGGCGCTAATCAAATACGATAGCCTTAGCAGCCTCTTCTCCGTTGAGGGAGCGACGACTGGGCAGTCTACGAAGAAGTCCCGCCTCATCATCGAAGACGCGTCTGGCAAGCCTTACTTCCAGTACCACGACGGCGCTGACTGGTCTGGTGCCGCAAACTGGGTAGACGCAATCGGAATACCCGGCCACAGCAGCGGGAGGAACACCGGCTGGTACTACGAGTCGAGCCAGATAAGTTGGTCGAATCAAACCGAATCGTCTGTCACCCACGGCCTGAAGGACGACGACGGGGCCGACGTTCGGCCGAGGCTGGTTCAGCTATCGGCGGTTCTTACTGGATCGAACCACGGTGGCTTCGTCGTTGGTGAAGAGGTGTTCCTGGCTGGAAGCTGGGCGTCGGGCGGCGCGAACGTCGGGTGGGTTCTTGCTGCATCCACAACCGACATCAGATACCGATTTGAAAAGATAACTGTCCAAGATATCGACAGCAACGACGCATACGAACTAACCACAGGTGCTGGGTGGCGACTCATCATCAGAGCATGGAGATAGAAATGAAAAATCAGAAGACAACGATCGCAGGATTCCTCACTCTCGGTGGCGCAGTCCTGACTGTCGTCGCGGCCGTGTTGTCCGGCGGCGATGTCGGTTCCGCGATCATCAACGTGTTGCTGCCCGCGCTGGCCGGCATCGGGCTGATCGGCGCGAGCGATGGCGGCGTCTGATCCTGGCACCGCCTCGGTCTCGAATGGATCCATGTCCACGCGCACCCCTCCGAACGGAACCTCGCGCGAGATGGGCGAGATCTCGACGATCGTTTCTGAGCTTCGCCACGACGTGAGGAACTACCGAACGATCATCGGTGCGATCGATGATCGCCAGCGCGAGCAAGAGCGCAGGATGATCGAGCTCGCCGCCGAGATCGCGCAGTTCCGCGCTCGCGTCATGACGGGTATCGCAGTTGGCGCTGCGATCCTCTCGTGCGGGGCATGGATCCTCGAGCTCTGGATGGGTGCATGAAGCCGAGGCTCGCGTTCAAGGAAGGCGTCGTCTGCGACTTCGCAAACCTTGACCGTGAGTCGATCCGCGTCCTGCAGGCTGCGATGAAGACCGCGCCGGACATGATCGACGACCTCGTGGTGGTGACATCGGCTGTCGACGGCCAGCATGGCGAGAACTCGATGCACTACATCGGTCGCGCTTGGGACTTCCGCTTCAGTGGTGACCGCCCAGGGGCGATCGTCCCCGACCCGAGCGGCAAGATGAGCCAGCACTCGCTCGCGGTTGCGTGGGCCCGGCGCATCGCGACGGTGCTCGGCCACGGTCACGACGTCATCGCCGAGAAGGATCACGTCCACGCCGAGGTCGATCGGAGGTTCTGAGATGGACCCGATCGACATCCTCGTGATCCCTGACGCGCACGCGAGGCCGGACACCGACCTCTCGCGGTTCTCCCTGCTCGGCCGCGCGATCTGCGGGATCCGGCCAGACAAGGTCGTGTGCCTCGGCGACATTGGGGACTTCGAATCGCTGTCGAGTTTCGACCGGCCTGGATCGAAGCAGGCCGTGGGTCGCCGCTTCGCGGCAGACCTCGACTCGGTGCGCGAAGCGCAGACCCTCATCTTCGACGAGCTCGACAAGTTCAACCGACATCGCCGCGGGAACGCGGCCCTCGAGGTCGACGCTTGGCACCTCACGCTCGGGAACCACGAGCAGAGGTTGCAGCGTGCGATCGATGCTGACCCCGCGCACCTCGACGGTGTGATCTCGATGGACTCGATCACCGAGGGCTTCCCTTGGATCGTCCACCCATACCTCGAGCCAGCCTGGATCGCCGGGATCGCGTTCGCGCACAGCTTCGCAACGGGCGTCGCTGGACGACCCGCGAGCACCGCGCAGCAGATCCTGCTGAAGCACTTCACGAGCGCGGTGGCCGGCCACCTCCACACACTCTCATTTGCGACGGGGACGAAGACCGATGGCACCCGCATCAACGCTGCGATCTGTGGGATGTACGACGACACCGAGCAGACGTGGTGTGGGCCGCAAGTCCAGCGGCTCTGGCAAAGTGGAATCGCCGTGTTGCGACACTGTGATGGAACCGGAGGATTCGACTTCGAATGGTGGAGCCACCGGCGACTCAAGCGCGCCTTCGGGGATTGACTTCCGCAAGCTGATGGCCGCGTTCCGAGCGCGGTTCTCTCCGCTGTACCCGGTGACGTTGCGGCGCTGCAAGCTGCCCGATGGTACGTGGGGAGATACGGGGATCGCGCAAGTCAAAGGCCAACCGCGCATCCAGATCCGGGTCTCAAAAGATCTGGATGACGCGGCGGCCCTCTGCGTTACGGTGCACGAGCTGGCTCATGCAATCACCTGGAGGCACGATGGCGCGGAGCTGCTCCGCGAGAGCGACCACGACGCCGAGTGGGGTGTCGCCTTCGCGCGCCTCTGGCGCGAGCTCGTGGACGGTTAGGTGGTAGACATGAGAAAGCCCTCCCCCGTCACGGGGAGGGCTTCTCTGTTGGCGGGGCCCCTGCTGGATTTCCCTAACTGCCCAGGGTGACGCCCGAGCAGGTTTGGAACAGGCCAAGAACCTTATCCGCGCAGTTGGGACAGTGCGTCCCACCTAGTCAATTGACGACATCGCATCCATGACGAGCGCCTTCGCCAGCGCCAGCTTCTGGCGCACGGTCAGCCCGGAAGTCAACTCGATGAGCGTGTCGACCTCGCCTTGATCAGCGGGGTCTTCGCGGATCAAAGCCTGGACCCGGGCTGCGTACTTAGGCGTCATCGCGCACTTCCCCAGCTCCCAGTTTCGAACTGAATGAGTTGTGGACCCGATCGCATCCGCGACTTCCCGGCTGGTCCTCGTCTTCAGCACTCTTCGGATCCGCTGCCTCGATCTCTGGATGTCCCTGTCTCGGATCTCGTCCGATACCCCGTTACTCGGAGCGGTCATCTCGCCTCCCCCCTCTCTCTCATGGTCACTTCCCTCCCTCGTCTTCGGTTTTTGGACTCTGAATCCCTCTCGGTGTCTCACCCGGGACGTGCTCGGCCGCGATGTGCTCGCCCGTCCACAGGACGACCTCTTCCTCGTAGCCGCGCGAGCCGATGCCGTGTTTTGAGTTGTCCACGTAGAAGAGGTAGATCTCTTTCGCGTATTGGAAGTCCACGGTATCGAGGACTTCACCGATGTTCCCAACGGTGACTCGGAACGACATATCAGTCTCCCTTCAGAGCCGGGTGATCATCCCCGACGACATAGATGTGGACGTAGTCACCACGATTGAATCGCGGCTGTCCCTCACGCAGACCTCTGAACTCGCACCGTCCCCGCACCCAAGCGCGCACACGATCGCAGTGCTCGGGCCGACAGGCCCAGTACGCGCGCGACTTCACACCGTTGGCCGCGGGCGGCCCCCACGAGCTCAGGAAGGTGTCGATCCCTCCGTAGAGAACGGTGTGCGAGTCGAACTGGTCGCCGATGCGATCATCGACGTAGCGTTCGCAAAAGTCTTCTAGGGTCATGTTTCCCTCCTTGCGCCTCAGGGCGCGCTGAAGAAGCAGTCGCATTGCGACGGCTCCGAATGGTGGAACCCGGGCGCGGCACACCAGGGGTCGTCGATCTCGTCGAGGATCCACTCCTCGTCCGCGAACGCGGCGAGCGCGAGTTCGATCGCGTCCGCCCACTTCCCGATCTCGGCTTCGAGCTCGACCGGGTCTCGCCAGTACTCGTCCCCGCAGTCGAGGTTCTCGGCGATGGCGACGGCTTCAACCGCCTCCCATGCGAACAAGCCCTTGAACGCGGACTTGATCGAGTCCCCGTCGCGGTTGATCCCGCGACTGTCGGCCCACTCGAACCAGTCGTCGACGTGCTCCAGCGGGAGCAGCCTCGCGGTGGTGATCTGGTATTCGAGTTTGCTCGGCGGCTCGGACGCTTCGATCTGCTGCTCTACCCATGCTTCGGATGATCTGCTCATGGTCCCCCCCCTAACCGTTGTTAGGGTGAACGGCGTAGCGGTTCAGAATCGAGATGACCTGCGCCTTGGTCTTCGGCGTCGGGATCTCGTCGATTTCGAAATCCCTGACCTCGGCACTGTCGCCCCCCTCGACCCATTCGCGGCCTGCGCGCTCTGCCACTCGCCTGCTCGTGCAGTAGATGTATCCACTCGAACCATCGGAAAATGAGAACAGGTCAACTCGATAGATCATCGCGTTACTCCTCCAGGCGGCGCAGCGCGTCGCGCGCCTCGTTGATCGAGGACACCGCGTCCTCGGTATCGATCTCACCGCGGTGGATGAGATGCAGGTCTTCGATCAGCCTCCCGGTCGCGAGGCGCAGAGCGAACACCGGATCCGCTTCGGCGCGGATCTGATCGAGAACGATCTGAGGTTTCCCCGCGTTGTGCGCGGTCCACCAGCGCGCGTGCCAGGATCCGTTAGTTGTTGCGGTGCTCATGCTTCCCTCCCTGCTCGCGGCGAAGGCGGCGAACATATCGTGCGGCGGCGTCCTCTCCGTAACTCGCTGCGCATCGCTGACTACAGAAATGTCCGAGGCCCCAGAGGCCCCGACGCGGATTCGCGAGCGAGACGTACACCCTTCCGCTGTTGAGACGCCTTGTGAAATCGTCGAGATCTTCGTCGTAGAAGTCGTCGCTTTTTGCGCCGTTCACTACGAGCCCTTCCGACTTCGCCGCTCTCAACGCGTGTTCTTTGGTCTCGTAGTGCTCGTCCTCGCGCACGCGAGTATCCCCAAACGAGATGCTCCAGCGATCGGCTTCGACGATGCGAAGCTGCTTCGCGCAGAACAGACATCGGGGAATCTCAGTCCTTGCGGTGCTCATGCTTCCCTCCCGGTCGCCTTCTCGATCGCGACGCGCAAGTACCTCTCGACGAACTCGGGATATCCGCCCGTGAGTGCGGCGAGACTCGCCGTCGCGGCTTCGAGCAGATCCGGCGCGGCGGCGATGAGCCGCGCGTTCTCGGTCGCGCGCTCGCACCGCGCGAACTCTTCTCCCAAATTCAGCAGAGCGAGCGCCGCGTTGACGATCGCGAGCGCCTGCCTCGGATCAGGGAACGCGGCCAAGTACCTCGCGAGACTCCAAGCGGCCGAGCATCTAAGATCGATGCTGACAAAAGCACCAGGGACACCGATTACATCTTCCGAAGGCCCAACCAACTCATAGAGTCGATGCTTTGTCTCGCAGAGAACGGGCTCGCGCAGAGCAGGGTGTGTCCAGCGATCTGTGTTCGACTTGCTCACCGTGTTTCCTCCTTCTCGTTCGCGGCGCGCGCGCCGTTCTTCTCTGCCTCTGCCATGCGTGTCAACCGAATCGTGACGAGAGCGAACGCCTCCAGGTCGTGGCGAGTCATCTTCCTGTATGTCAGCGGACCGCCGCCGTGACCTTTGCGATCGGCGAACATTCGCTCGGCCAGCCCGCGGGCGATTTTCCGTTCGTCAGCGGTCATCGCGCAGCCTCCAACTGCTTGCGGATCTCATCCGCGGTTCGTCGATCGTGTGCACTCGCGCAGCCGAACTCGGCGAGCGCGAGGGCGAGGTCGAGTGCTCGGAGCAAGACGACCTTCTCGTTCGGGTTCAGCGAGATCGAGATCGGCGAGGCGGCGAACAGCTCGTCCACCTGTGCGCGTTCTTCGGCGGTCATCGGTATCCCCTCCTAAGCCCAGGGGAAGTACGGTTCAGCGTGGACGCCGATCGGCGCACCATCCGAATCGTGGAAGTGGTAGACCCCGGCCCGCCAGACGCCGTTGTTTCCGAAGGCGTTCTCGAGCTCGTAGGTCGGGTTGGCTGAGTAGCCGGGCGTAAACCGCTCGCTCTCGACCTCGGAGTTCTCGATCGCGTCGCCGTCGACGGTCCAGCCGAGGTTCCAGTCGAGCAGGCCGACGTCGGCCGGCGAGTCGACACGCCGGAGCTCGGGCCCCTCGTAGTTGCCGCGGACGTCCCCACCGCGATGCTTGCACGTCGCGATGTAGACGTTCTCGGCGTAGTACCACTCGGGAGTGCCGACGGGGACGTAGATCGCGAACGTGAAGACGTCGCTGAAGTCCTGCTCGTGGTTGAAGACGTTGTCGCGGGAGACCTGTTCGTACTCAACGCCTTCGCGCTGCGAGAGGTACCTCGCGATGATCGCCTCGGACTCGCCGTCGCCGTCCCACTCGAGGAACTCGTCCTCGCCGATGGAGTCGTAGAGCCCATCCGACAGGTCGGGCCCGGCCACGGCGTTGAGGAACGCCTCGGTCTCAAGCGCGGCGTCGCACAGCCAAGTGCCGCCGTCTTCGGGGGTCAGGATCAAGTCGCTCATCGTGTCTCTCCTCCTACTTCCGAGCGGATACGAGGCGGCGCGTGCCCCTCGATGCTTTGCGATCCCACGGAGTCGCCCAGACCGTGCCGGCTTGGTACGCGACGCGGACTCGCGAACCGAACAGATCGATGACGCGAGCGTCGTAGTACGCGCTGGTCAGCAGGACGACGCGGTCTCCCACGAAGATCCCGTCGACGTGGGGGATGCCGGCGCGGTTCACGTCGCCCTGGACGATCGCGCGGTTCCACTTCTCGGCGTCCTCGTCGCAGGGAACCCCGTGGCCGACGCGGTCGCACTTCAGGCGATCGGACTCGCGATCGGTGCAGGTGCAGGGCGCGGTGGGGTTCCCCAGTCGGACGGTCTGGCCGTCGATCTGGCTGGTCAGGTCGCCGGGCTCGATCGAGCGCGCGGCGCGGTGGGTGGTGGTGCAGTAACTGTCCCCCGCGTGATCGGCCGGAGTCGGAAGCGGGCTTCCCGCGCCGCAGTTCTTGCACTCGACGCCGCCGTAGTAGTGCTCCCACTGATGGCCTTGCACCGTGCAGTCGGTCGAATAGTCGGTCTGGTCTCGGTTGCTCATCTGGCTTCCCTCCTATGTGGAGAGATTAGACCGGATTTCCGGTCAAGACAAGGGGATCCCCAGGCAGTGCCACGAGTACGGGGCCACAGAAGGCGCTCTAATCGCACCGGAGCTCGACACCTCTGTCTGGGGTGCCTGTCGGGGAGAACTCGCTCTACAGGCGATCCTGCGAAGCCTCAGGGACGGTTCTGGGACCGGGGGCCAGGGGTGGGGGTGAAAATCGCAATTTGGTTTTTACCATGCGGAGTGGGCGGCCTAGACCGGCACCGGCCACCGCGTGGCCCCGTTCATCTTTCGGCGAACGGCCATCTTCGGGTACAACCGGGCCGCGGCCTTCGCCGCGCACGGCGAACACACCTCGAAGGTGAGATGGTGCTGGGTGACCGGGTTGCGGTGAACGATGTATTCGTCGCCGCAGCGCCTGCACCAGCAGGTCACGGGCCGCCTCTCCGACTCGCGCTCGTAGCTCAAGAGTTCGACCAGAGCCACTTTGTCGCTGCGATCGCGAGCGCCCACCACGTCAGGAAGATCGCGATGATCAGGGAGCCAATGACCTGATCGATTGTAGGCCGACGTCTCACGTCACAGCCCTCCACGAGGTTGCGTTGCACTTGGTGATCGAGCAGCGGCGAGTCCCGCAGCGAACGGCGAGCAGGGATCGCTCGAGCTCAGGGAGCCGCTTCCACGCGCCGTCGATGCCCTTGTACTCGGCGATCTCGCGGCCAGTGACTGGCCGCTTCGCGACGCGGAGTGCAGCGAGCACTTCCTGGGCTCGCGCGGACAGCTTCCCCTCGGCCTTGAACTCGTAGTACGCCTGTCGCGATGTGCTCGCGATCATCGCTCGGGATCCCAACCGGTGGCGGGGTCGTAGCACCAGTCCACGCGCTGGCACCAATAACAGTGCTTGCTGCTGGGTCCACGAGCCTCGGGCGGTCGCTCCGGCATCGCCTCTGACGTCGCGAGCAGCGACATGTCGACGAGGTCGAGGGCGAGGCTCATGTCGTAGAGGATCCGCTCGGTGTAGATGTTCGCATCGTCGCGCGAGACCACGATGACGATCGCGTCCTCGAGGCCCAGCGCGTGCATGTAAACGGTGAGCTGCGCGAGGTATGACGGGTTCCACTTCGCGTAACCGTGCTCGTACAGGCGATCCATCTGCTTGGATCCGGTCGACTTGATTTCGAGGAGCGACTCGGTGGGTCCCGGGACGCGATCGAGTTCGATGATCCCATCGATGTGTCCCAGGAACGGCGCGACGCCGACCTCCAACTGCTGCGAGTGCACCGTGATGTTCGCCATCTCGAGGAGGTCCAGAACGAACTGCTCGTAGAGGTTCCCGAGCATCATCAGCTTCAGGCCGCGCGAGGTCGAGATCCGATCAGCATCGATCGGGATGTTGTTGAGCCGACCCCAGCGGTCGCGCACGCACTTCCCGGCGCTCGACATGCGATCGGACTTGGTGAAGTCACCGAGCTCGCGCTGTTGCTTGGCGCGCTCGTTGTCCACGAGCGCTTCGTCGATTCGGTTCTCGATCCACCACTCGCGAATCGGTACCTCTTTGAGTTCTTCGATCGGCATCATGTTCGTTTCCCCCTCTCTAGTGTTCGATGTTTTGCTGGCCCCAGTGGCGGGCAAGAATCGTGAAGTCGGGCCCCCCGACACCGCCATCCTGGTTGATGTCGGCCCGTTGCTCTTCGGTCTCGCTCGGCGGTTCCTCGGGGAGCGCCTGGGGCTCCGACCAGAGGTCGTCGATCGATGACCGGAAGGCACTGTGCGGGCTTCCGGCGATGTAGGTCCGCGTGGTCCCACCACCGAGCCCCGGATGCAGCAACATCTCGAGGGAAATCTTCACGTCCTCCCACGCGGGCTGCGAGGCGGTCTTCCCCGACAAGGTGTCTAGCTGGATGGCATCGACGAGGTTGATGGTGAGCGGGTTCGAAGCGTCGATGAGGACAGCCCAGACCTTCATGTTCCCGGTCGCCGCGGTCACCCGGAATGCGACGTGAGTGAAGGTGAGCTGGGTTCCTGGCGCAGAAGAGGTAGCGGCCCAGGCCGCGCTGTCGCTGAATGCGGCGGTCGCCGCGCAGTCCAGCGAGATCCCGTCTGGCTCGCCGCTCCCCACCTCGAGCATACGGGTCGTCCGCAGGTCGGTGTCGAAGTAGTGGAGGCCGGGACCGTAGTAGTCCGTCGAGACCGCCTGCTGAGCATTCCAGAGGCCGTCGGTTGCTCGGTCCAGGGCGACAAGGATGGGTAGCCACTCGGGGACCGTGGTGATCCCGGTGAAGGTACCGTCGGATGCTCCACCCTCGGCGAACAAACGGTACTGGTAGCTTCGGCCGACGTCCTCGAGGTCTAGGTCGTTCTTGCAGCCAGTGTAGGTGCCCCACTGTGTGGGTTCTGCAGCCGCAGCGCCGGCTAGAACGAGGGACAAGGAGACGGTTCTGATGTTCATGGTGTACGTCCCACCATCGGGGGGACGGGCCCGAGAGATGCCCGCCCCACCTTTCCCTTCACTTCGGCCTCCTTGCGCAGTTGCCGGCGTAGACGGGCGACCTCCTTCTGCGAATCCCCGCGTCGCATCCTGACGATGTCAAGCTGCTCCGCCGCACTGCGGGAGCCTCTCTCCTTTGCGCGTTCCGCCGCTCTCTCCCTGCGGCGCTCGTGTCCAAATTTCGGCATCAGTCCGCCCCCCTCACTATCATGCTTCCACGTCCCACCATCGGGGGGGGGGACGGGCCCGAGAGGTGCCCGCCCCCCCCTTTCTAGCCACCCACCAGCGGCTCTTAGAAGGGCAGATCGTCGTCCACGACCTGCTGCGGGTGCGTGATGCCATCGGGCGCGGGGGCCCCGCTCATCGGGCCTGGGTTGATCGGCTGCGGGGGCGCGGAAGACTCCGCGACGCGACCCGAGGAGAACGCGCGGATGCCGTTCTGCCTGCCGTGCTTGTCCCCGTACATCTCGCGCTGCTGCTCGTTCTTGATCCGCTGGCAGGTCACCTCGGCGTTGACCACCGCGTCCACGAGCTGATCGGTATCGGTGAGACCGTTGCGCGCGATCCCCAAGGCGTCGGTCAGCGACGCGAGCACGCGCTGGCCGATCTCCTGCGCGATCGGGTTGTTGTTGAAGACGTTGATCCCTTCGAACAGGCGGCGACCGTCGTACTCGCCTCCCATGATCGAGAGTTCCAGCACCAGCCGGTGGCCCGTGTTCGCTCGGGTCTGACGATACTCGGCCTTGTTGATCAGCACGCGGTAGGTACCGGCGGGGATGCACTCGAAGCCCCCCGACTCCGGTGCGGTGGTGTCCACGGTGGACAAGTCGATGCTCGGCATCTGCATTGCTAGTTGACCTCCTTCTGGTCAGTGATGGCGTCGAACGACGCCTTGATTGCGGTGGTGAGTTGCTTCCATCCCGAGTCGATCCCAATCGGAGAGATCGACTGCGGCAACGCGTAGCGGTTCTTTGCGATGAGCGAACCCTGATCCTCGAGCCAGAGGGTTCGCTCCCCGGTGGTGCGGGTGGTGGTGACCTGCCGGCCGCCGTCTTCGCCCTTCGTCACCGCCGCCCGCTCGAGGTCGAGGTACCCGAGGACGTCGACGAACCTCAGGATCAGCGGCGACAGCACCCTCTGGTGCGTCGCCAGCTCGTACCGAGTAAACGGCCCCTTCACCGGGTCATCGATGGTCCGCGCGGCGACGTGCGAGATCAGGACGATGTTCATCCGCTTGTGGCGACTGAGGGTGATGAGCCGGAAGAGCGCGTCCCGAGCCTTCGCGGCGGCGAACTGGTAGCCCTTGCCGTACCCGATCTGTTCGATGTGGGACTTCCCGTTCTCTTCGGCGACCTCGTCGAAGATGATCGGTTCCAGGCCATCGCAGGCGTCGATCACGAGGGAGCGGTACGAGTGCTCCGCTTGCGTCAGCTCGTGGATGATCCCAACGAACTCGGAGAACGAGGTCGGGGTGGGGACGGCATCGACCTGCTGGAGGCCGAGCCCGTGCTCGAACGGGATGAGCAGTGGCTTGGGTGCGCCGAGCGCGAAAGTGGTCTTCCCCGCTCCGGGGGGGCCACATATGTCACAAATGAGTGGTTGCATGCCTCCCGCGGTGGTCACGCGGGACAGGTGGGTGGTCATGTTAGTTGTCTCCTTCTCCGGTCGAATGACCGAACAAGGCGCCAGGGTAACCGCAATGCCGGTCAGCCGCAAGATGAGACAATCAGACATGGGGGGGGGGAAGACGTGAGCGATCGGCCCTCCGGTTGCCTTTGTCCGGCCTTCCGGTTACTGTCTGCCGGTATGACTCTCGCCGAATTTCTTACACAAAGCAACCAATCTCAGCGGGCATTCGCGCAAGCTGCTGGAATCTCTCAGACAACGGTCTCCGACATCGCCTCTGGACAGGGGATGTGGCTCAACACCGCCGCCTTGATCCGCCACCACACGGGGGGCCTCGTGGACTACACCGACCTGGTCTCGGAGGAGGTTCGGGCCGTCATCCAAGGGGATCAAGAAGACCAAGAAGACCAAGGGGAGCGCGATGCCGCGTAGCCGGCCTCACTTCAAGGTGCACGTCTCCGCGCGCACCCACCCGAAGACCGCGAACGTCTTCGGAGACAACGATCTGCTCGCCGCATACACCCGCATCGGGATGCTGATGGTCGAGCGTTACGCCTCCAAAACCGCCGACACGATCACTGTCCACAAGTCGGAGTTCGGCTGGATAACTGGAAGACATCGAGCGGACGTTGCGAGGAAGTTGCTCGAACGTCTCGCGGAAGTCTCGCCGATGTCCTTCGAACTTGATGGAGAGGTTGCGCGTATCTCGCTCCGTAACTTCTCGGAAAAGCAGGGATTCCGTTCAAAGAATGTACAAGAAGGGTCTCCCTCAGAACACAGAGCACAGAACACAGAACACATAGGGGAGAGTGAAGAACCGGAACCTCCGGTTCCGTCCCCCCTCTCGGACTCCCAAGTCGAGCGCCTGCAGGCCCTGCACCCAGGTCTCTACACCGCGCACGAGGTGCGCTGCTGGTACCAGCACAAGCTCCCGGCGATGAAGCTGCGCGGGATCACGAGGTACTACAGAGCGGCGGGGAGCTGGTTTCGCAATGTCAACCGAGCCGAGATCGACCTCGCCGTCGCCTGGGTCGAAGACCGCAAGATCATCGAGATGAAGGAGAGGCTACCCGCGAAGGCTCCGGTCAAGGGGACCGATGCCGAGTGGGCTGCAATGTTCGAAGGGGGGAATGAGTGAACGAGGAACAAGCGTCGGAGAGCGCAGCGCACTGGTACGAGTGCCTCGCAGGAGAGTCGAGATACTCGCTGCCCGTTCGCGCGTGGTGGATCGATGTCCACCTACCGGCGCAGGAAGGCGGCGTCGATCGGTGGGTTGCCGAGCTCCAGGGGACTGACCTCGAGCGGGAGAAGGTTCGCACTGCGGCGTTCGCAACCCTCGCAGAGGCCGAGTGCTTGCCGGCGAGACGCATCGTCCGAAGCCTCGCGCGAGCACTCCACGGTGGCGAGGTGCTCGAGGAGCAAGTCGCTGACGAAGTCGTCGTCGACACCGCGCGCGTCTGGCCGAGCGGATGTCAGGCACTCGATGATCGGTACGGCGGGATCCTCGGGCTCACCACCATCGCCGGCCACCCGGGCGTCGGGAAGAGTTTCCTCGCGCTCGGTGCCGCGATCGAGCAAGCCAAGCTCGGCCACCTCGTAATCTACGTGAACACCGAGTTGCCGAAGGCCGTGATGTACAGCCGGATCCGAAACTACCTTCGCGACCCCGAGCTCGGCTATGCGATTGCTTCTCACCTCAAGATCTGCCACGTCGGAGCGGGGATTACTCCCGAGATGCTGCTGGACTGGATCCGCGACAAGGTCAACGAGAACACGGTGTCACTCGCGAGCAGGAAGGTGTGCGTCGTGATCGACTCGGTGAACCGGATCGCGCAACTCAGCCAGGGCGATGGTGCCGGGTACTTCGCCGAACTCCAACGGTGGAGCAACTGGGGACGTGTTGCCGCGAAGGACGAAGCCGCACTCAACTGGATCGAGGTCAACGAGTTGTCTCGCGCGGGCGAAGAGAAGGGCGCGATGGCTGCATACGCCGCCGACATCTCGATCCGCATCACCAAGACCGACGTCGCGGGGTGCATGCACTTCGAAGTTCCGAAGGCTCGCTATGGCGAGCCCGGCGTCATCGGCCGCATGTTCCTCGACCACGAGACCGGAACCTTTGTGAGGCCGCAGTAGTGGCTCGGGCTTACGGACTCGACCTGGGCTCGATCACCGGGATCGCGTGGAGCGAAGACGGCACTGTGAGCTCGAGCCGGTCGGAAGCGGTCTCGTTCAAGCCCGCGCGCGGGGAGTCGCACGGTGTGAGGTTCATGCGGTTCAGGCGCTGGCTCGCGGACACGATCGATGAGCCTGAGGCGTCGATCGTCTTCTACGAGTGGGTGCATCCGGCGACCCACAGGTCTGCATACGCGACACAGGCGTATTGCGGGTTCTTGTCCATCCTCGAGGCGTTCTGCGAAGAGCGCAACATCGCGTATATGGGTCTCGGCGTCGCGGAGATCAAGAAGCACGCGACTAACAATGGCAACGCGAGCAAGGCCAAGATGCTCGCCTCCGCGTACAGCAAGTTCGGTGCGCTCGACAGTGAGGACGCAGCGGATGCGCTGTGGGTACTCGACCTTGGACTCAGCAGGATAGACTGGGGGGACTTCGGTGCAGCACGAGACGACGTCTGGCGAACTCGGCCAGATCCCGAACTGTGAAGACCACAGTGACCTGATCTGGATCGAGCCGATGAACGCGATCAGCCTCAAGTGGCAACGGGGCCGGGAGAGGTACGGCGAAGAGTATGTCGGGGCTCGGCCAATCGTGGAGTGCCACGCCGAGATCCTCGACGCGTGTGCGTACTTGTGGCGCGAGCGGGCCGCATCCGACCTCGATGGAGAGGTGATCGATGAGCTGATCCGCACCCTGCTTGGGGTGCTCGAGGGCGTGCGGACGCAGATCAAGGGGGCGTCATGTACGAATACCACTGCCGCGTGATACGCGTTGTCGATGGCGACAGCCTGAAGCTCGAGGTCGATTGTGGCTTCGACGTTCGGGCGTGGATCAATGCTCGCGTCATGGGGGTCAACGCTCCAGAGGCGCGAGGAGATGAGCGCGAGCTCGGGAAGGCCGCGCGCGAGTGGTTGTCGTGGGTGCTGCTCGGCGGATCGGATGCAGACAGTCCGCTGGTCTTCCGAAGCTACAAGCGCGACAAGTACGGGCGATGGCTCGGTGATATCATCATGGACCCCAGGCGCGTGGACTACCACCAACTCTACCCTGCGAGGTACGGGAGCGGAGGCTATGTTGGCGCAGAGAGACTGTCGCTCTCGTTGGCCGACTGGATGGTTGACGTCGGAATCGGGATCGGGTGGAACGGCAAGGGCACGAGGCCCGCGTTCACCGGAACCGCCCTGGAAGACTACGCAGACGGGTTCGGTATCCCGGCCGCAGAGCTGCTTCAGCTCACCGAGTACTCGATGTCGTTAGGGCAGAAAGACTGGTGCGAGGAGGTGGCGGGGAGTGTCGAGGGCCGAGCGTGATCGACCTGTTGGAGCCAGTCGCGAAGTACGGTGCGGCGCTCGTCGCTGCGGGTGCTCTCGTTTGGTGGGTTCACTACATCGGTGCTCGCCGCGCGAAGACCAAGGCCGAGCTCGACGCAGCAAACGAGGTGCTTGATGGACTGCAGCGCGCTCAGAAGGCTCGTGATCGCTTCCGCCGCCTGTCTCGGCGTGATCGGATCGACCGCCTGTAGGTATCCGGTGCCGGTGAAGGTGCCGCCTCCGCCTCGTGCAACCGAAGAGGTGCGCCTCGAGCTACACGCCCTCGAGGGCACAGAGACGTGCAAGGCGACTCGCGACTTCCTGCTCGACGAGGTCTCGCCGTACTTCGGTGCGATCAATGCGCTGAACCAGTAGCCTGCGACATTTGACCGGGACTCCGGGCTGGGGTATCTGGATTTGGGAGTCGAGACAGGTGCGCCTGCTCGGTGAGTGATGAGCCCGTTCAGTGCAGAGGTCGAATGGCGAAGCCCGGTCAACACCCCAACTCGCTCAAGAACCTGAAGCCCTTCAAGCCGGGCCAGTCGGGGAACCCTGGGGGAAAGCCGAAGAACTCGTTCTCGACGCTCGTCAACCGCGAGCTCGAGAAGCGGAGCAAGAAGGATCCCGAGCTCACAAAGCTCGAGGAGTTGGCTCGGGACTACGTCGATCAACTGTTGGCCGCAACGATACGCGAGCGCCGGGACTACCTCGCGCGTGTGTGGCCGGAAGTGAAGCAAACACAAGTGACAGGCGTGGAATCTGCGGAGGTGCGGTTCTCGTGGGTAGGTGAAGAGTCACCACCCGACGAGTCGACCTCTGATGACAGCACCGAAGAGTAAGCGCGCGGGGCTCAGGCGCGACCCTGGCACCTCCTTCCCGGCGTGTTGCGCCTGGGCTCCGCGCCAATGATGCCGGGCTCACCGAGGGTACGAGCGCAAGCATCTCACCAGATGCTGGATCCGCGGCCGTGGCGGGAGAGGGTCAGCCGCTCTCCGGTCGCTGCGACTGGTGGCTTGCTGGGCGCAGCCAGTGCCACGACTCCGCACTACCTCGGCGGCCTCGCACTCGAGGCTGCGTCGGGCTTCCCGGCCGCTCGAGATCCAGAGCGCGAGCGTTGGGGCCCGGAGTTCTTCCAGGCCGCAGGCCCGCTCCCCTTCAACCCGCTCGGTGCAGTCGACGAGATCCTCGCGACGTTCGAAGGCGCAGACCAGCAGGTTGATCGCTTGCCGTTCGGGCCCGAGGCGCGAGCACTGATGGAAGGCGCGCAGCAGCACGCGACCGATGTCGGCGTGCCGATGCCGTTGCAGTTTGCCGCGGAGATGGCTGCGCCCGACGTGACGGGCAAGGTCGGCGCGCTTGCGGGTGTCGCCGGCAAGCTGTTCGGGCCCGCTGGTGCGCTGTCAGGCGCTGCGGGGAAGCTATCCGGTCTCGGTGCGATAGAGCTCCTCGAGATGATGGCCCCGATTGCGGGCTTCACTGCGGCCCGCAAGCCCTGGTCGATCAACCCGAAGACGGGCCGGCTCGGGACCGACTCGGATTACATCGGAGACTCTAACTACGGCGAAGGCGCTACGGCGTACACCAGCGGCCACTACATGGGCGAGCATGAAGGCACCGCGCATTGGTACCAGGGGAACTTCGCGAGGGATCAAGTAGCACAAGGTGAAGGGTTCGAGACGGTCTACTTCACACCAGACGGCGACGAGATCGACGTCGAGTCGCTGCCAACGATTGAGCAGGACGCCCTCGAGTACTCGCAGATGTCCCCGACAGAAGCGCGTCGCATGTTCGACATCCGACGTGGCGTGTTCGGCCTAGCACCGCTCGACGACGAATCTGCACGGATGATGGATCTCGCGGACAAGTACAGGGACGAGGGGTATCGGGTCACCGATCGCCGAGCTCCGCAGCCCCCGGTGTACGGTCAGCAGTTCGACGTGTTCGAAGACGAGCTAATCGATCTCAACAAGACAGCGACCGAGCAACCCCGTTTCGAGGCGGTCGCCAGGGAATTGCTGGACGAGCTCAACCTTGAGGATTTCGAGTACCAGATACTCGATGAATCAGCCCTTAACGTCTACAACTTCATCGCACAGAGGATGTTTGGCGAGAGGGTTCCTCATCCGCACCTGGAGGGGGAGACAACCCTCAGGGCGACACAGCGGTCCAAGAGGGAACTGTCCAATCTGCTCGCCGAACGCGGGATCCTCGGTGCTCAGTACTTCGACGAACTGAGTCGTGGCGGCAATATCAAGTTCTCGATTGGCCCGGAAATCATCGAGCCGGGGTGGGAATGGGGTGGCGCTCACAACGCACCGATGAGTGCGGTTGATCAGCTCGATGCAGAAGAAGCCGCCCTGCTTTCCCTCGAGAACGCGGTAGACCGGAGGGCGTCGACCGAGCTCGACGATGCGCTCTGGGAGGAAGTTCGGTCAGACCTCCTGCGACGCTCGGAGCGCGGTGACCCTGATGCAGGCAACGCTCTCGATCTGGTTGACCAGTGGAGAGCGGACGGGATGAAGATGTCTCGCCGGACGCGGAACTACGTTTCGTACCTGGACGAGCACAACTACGTAGACCCCGACCGAACGGATCCGCGGCTGATCGGTGACGCCCCGATCGGCGAGCCTTGGCGCACTACGCCGATCCGGCAGGCCAAGGACTTCGCAGGCGCAGACACGATCGGCATGGCGATGGACGATGCCGAGACTGTCACAGCCCGCGAGACAGACCCGGAGGTGATCGAGTGGCTGCGGTCCCAGGGCCAAGACATCGAAGCATCCGACGTGCTCGAGGCTCCCGCTTCAGAGATCGCCAACGCCGACCACTACCACGCGAGCCCGGTGTGCAAGAACCTGTCGTGCGCGAAGGTCGGTCGGAACCTCGATGCCCTCGACGAAGCGAGTGCCCAGAAGGTCGCAGACAACATCGGGGAGGCGCTTCCGCCTGCCGTAACCGTCGAGAACGTCCCCGACTATCAGGACACGGTCCTGATGGACGACATCACCAACACGCTGGACGACGAGGGATACCTCTGGGATGTCGTCGAGATAGATGCAGCCGACTACGGGGGCGCGAGCTCGCGCAAGCGCATGATCCTGCGGGCGGTACGCGAGGGTGAGCTGCCGCCTCTGCCCGAGAAGACGGGCCCCACCGACTGGTACGAGACGATTGAGGACTTGATCGACGACGCGCCAGACAGCGAGTTTAGTGGCACAGGCGGAAACCCGAACAAGGAGCTCGAGGGTATACGAGAACGATTCGCCACTTTCGAGAGAACCAACGGCAAGCACGGACTTGATCCAAGCCAGCCCGTGATCACGATGGGCGGGTGGAAGTCTGCTCGCAACCCTGGGAAAGCGGCTCCGACACTTCCCGCAAGCAATCAATTGCCTCGGATCATCATGCCAGACGGGCGGATCAAACAAGTCACGCCGCGCATGATGGCCCGGCTCATGGGCATCGCAGACGATGTCCCGCTTCCCGACGACTACTACCTCGCGAAGAAGGTGCTCGGCAACGGCATCCACGGTGAGGTGACGAGGCAGATCATCCAGCCCGTCGCCGAGGCCGGAAGGCGAATGAGGACGAAGCCCTGATGGCAGACGGCATAACAGGCGCTCTCGCGCGCAGGTACCAACAGCTTGCGGATGCGGCGCTCGCACAGCAGGCAGACCCGAGGTTCGTCGGTGGACTCGGCGGCCAGGACTTGCGGTACCCGCTCACTGCTGGCCTCGCCGCAGGGTCGGCTGCAACGGCAGCGCACCGCGGGCTCGGTGCATTCCAAGAGGCGCTTTCCTTCCTGCCGTACACACGCGCAGAAGTCGGTGAGCCGCGGATCCCCGAGCTCTGGCCCGAGTGGGAGCAGCAGCCGGGCGAGTCGCTCGGGGGGGCTGCGCTCGACTACGGGCTCGGTGCGATCGGTGCGCTGACAGGCGCGACCGACTCTCGCGTGCGGGAGATGCCGGGTGGCGCGGAGATCCTCGACCTCGAGTCGTCGATGTACGACACGGCAGACCGAGCGAATGTCCCCGGCTGGGGGCAGTTCCTGGCTGCAATGGGACAGCCGGGGATCTCTGATATTCCCTCTGCTGCTGCCGCTCTGAAGGCAATGGGTGTTCTTGCGGTCGTTCCTCGATCCAAGAGAAAGTTCTTCGACGAGGCCGGTGATCCACGCGGGGCTCTGATCGATAAGGAGACGGGCGAAGACCTCACCGATGCCGTGTTCGAACCCGGTGTCGTGATCGATACCAACACGAGGATGTCGGGGGAGCCGAGCCAGACGCTCACGCAGATGGACATCGAGGCTGCTGGTACTGCGCCGAATGCGAAGAGCTCGGGTCCGCAGCTTCTCGTGAACACGCTGGCCTCAAACAAGTATCAGCTTGTGCTGAAGGACGGGTCGAGGCGTCCCGCGAAGGAAGGCCACCGGATCAAGGCCATCCACGGAGCGTCGATCAAAAAGGGCGGGGTCGAGCCGACCAACCACGCTTATGCGGACGAGATCGTGTTCGACGTTCCCTCGTCAGCGCACCGCTCCTCAAGTGGAGAGCCGAGCGTCTATCACAGAGCGAAGGGCGACATCTATGGCGTCGGTGACAGCCGAAATGTGCATGTCAGCGGCAGAACGCGGACCTTGTACGACCGGATCGTAGTGGTACCGAAGGGTGCCGAAGCGCCCGAGGGCGGCATCCTGCTGACGTCGGACACGCCGGCCAAGAAGCGCGCGCCGCGCGGCATGAAGGCAGTCCAGAACCTTCGGGCGATGAGGAACCACTCCGCGGCATACGACGTCGCGAAGGATGAGCCGCACCTCATCCTGAACCCGCAACGGACAGGATACGTCGGCGGTCCCCCTGGAGTCAGGACTGCGGCAGACATCCAGGCAATGCGAGACCACTACGACGAGCTCGTCGAGATGGGTTACTCGCGAGGCGCGGACTGGTACAAGCGGATGCAGGAGCAGGCTCGAGAGGTCGCGCCTGGGCGAGAGAACCAGTTCGCTGAAGAGGGTGCTCTCTGGTCCGCACAGGCGACCCCTCCGACAGAGCTTCTACAAAATCTACAAGCACACAACGCATATGAGCTCGGTTACCCGATGCACGGCGGCAGGGTGAGGACCGGGAAGCAGACCGATAAGTTCCTGCATGGCCGAGCGACTGGAGATTACCAGCCCTCTCTCAAGACGGGCCCCTACGGTCAGGCCCGTACCAGTGGTCTTCCGCCGACGATTGGCGGGACGCATGACATCTGGGACTCTCGGTCGTGGGGTTGGCCGAAGAAGCCGAAGAAACTCGGCGAAACCCAGCACATGTTCATGGACTACGAGACCGTTCTCGCGGTCGAGCGTGCAAACCGGAAGAAGCTAGGTGGTCGGTCAGACTGGACTGCGGACGAGATCCAAGCGTCGGCCTGGGTGGCGCAGGGTGGCCTTGATCGTCTCAAGCAGTTTGATGGAGACATCGACGCGGCGCTGGACTCGATGAACGATACGTCGTTCGCGGACAAGTTCGCCTATTCCCTGACGCACGAGACCAGGCCGTACCGAGGACAGCGACACCTTGAGGGGATGACAGAGATCGAAGCCGAGGCGTATGGCGCAGACCCGCGATCGTCCTGGCTGGACCCCGAGACAGGGCACGACCACCTAGTTGCTGCGACAGGGATGTACCAACTCCCTGCAATGCCGCACCGCGGAATATGGGTACCGGAGTCTGGGGTGTCTGAGTTCAACCCCGGAACGACATCGAGACCGCTCGTCTCATACTACAAGGACCCGATACTCGATGAGGCAGGGAATCCGGTAGTCAGCAAGGATGGTGTCCCACAGAAGCGCAGCTCGGTAGTCACGCCAGAGGATGAAGCGGTGCTGGGCGGTCTGGAGCACTTCCGGGCAGCGATGGATGTGCAAGGCATGGGCGCGGGGCATAGCACGACCCCGAGAGGGGAACGAATGGTTCTCGGGGGCGAAGCGCCCGCGGTGACGATCCAGCACGGTGCGCTAAGCACGACCAACGTGGACCGATTGGCACAGCTCGCCAACGACCCGAACATGGACATCGAAGACGTCGTCACGAGGGCTGACCAAACGTCCTTCCTGAACTGGGGCGACGAAGCTCAGATGGGTCCCAAACCGGGCCGCACGGGAACCCCAGAGGCAGAGAAGGCAGACGCCAAGGTTCGGAGAGATGCGCTGAAGCGGGTGAAAGCTCGGGCAAAGGCCATCGACGAGGCCCTGAGGGATCTGCGGGACAATGGGGTCGTCTCGCAGGCCGAGCTCGCTCGATGGCACGGGTTCGTCGCCTCCTACGAAGACCTCTGGGCACACGAGGGGCTGGGCCGCGTCACGCAGAGGATGCTCGATGCGATTCCCGAGCGGCTGCGGCAGCAGATCGACGACTCGCCCGCGCTGAGGCGCGTGGTCGCGAACAAGCTGGAGCTCGACGAGGAGGTGGCAAAGACCACCGGCCGACCAATCCGCGAAGACGTCCAGAACCTGCGACGCATCTTCGCGAAGGGTGGCTTGGCAGCCGTCAAGAAGGCCCTCGAGGAGGGGGCCCTGCTGCCGGCGCTCGTCGTCCCCCTCCTCGGTGCTGCGATGGCCGCAGTCAACGAAGAGCAGCCCTTCGGGCGCGCTCGCGGCGCTCTTCGCGGACAGCGGCAAGGTCCGCGTGCGTGATGCGGCCGTCCCTGAGCGCAGCCAAGATGAGCTCCCCGCGCACCATGCCCGTGCGGCGCATCCGGTTCGCGGTGTCGTTCAGAGCCCGCTCCAGGGGCCCCTCAGAGGCCATGCGGGCCCGCCAACCGTTGTCTCGGTGTCTGCTGAGTCTCACGTCAACCTCCTCGAGCGCAAGCCTCTGAGGATAGCCATGACCGGAGGGCCGGTCAATGGAGGACACAATGCCCCTCGTTCCCTTTGGCGGGTCGTCCCGCCGCAAGCAGAAGGTCAGCCGCGAAGCGTCTGATCGGGTGCCGACGAAGGTCGCCGGCAACGCCCGCAAGAACAAGACCGTGAACGGTGGGAAGGCCAGCATCGCGCAGGTCGTCACCGACCGTATCCCCGGAATGCCCAGCCGCGTCGGCTGAGCTCGACACAAGTAGGAGGCAGGTCATGCCTACCGTAGGAAGCAACTACATCATCCAGGGCGACGCTCCCGCAGCTCGCAAGGTTCCCGGCACTCGCGGTGACGGCGGCAGTCGGCCGGCGTCCACGCCCCCCGGCGACTCGGTCCCCGGCGACCTCGGCAACGCGCCGCAGCGCGGCGTGCCGTTCACGCCACCGACCGACACGATGCCGAAGCGCATGAACACGCCGCGCCGCGGGTAGCATGAGCGCGGCCGTCGTCGACATACCGATCAAGTACACGCCTCGGCCACAACAGGTCGAGGTGCATGATCTGGTTTCGAAACATCGGTTCGGTGTCGTCGTGGCACACCGACGATGGGGGAAGTCCGTTTGCTTCGCGAACGAACTGATCCGGCGCGCTCTCAGCACCAACCAGCAAGACTACCGCGCGGCCTACATCTCGCCGACCTACTCGATGTCGAAGTCGGTCATATGGGATGAGCTGCGGCGGTACACGGCCAACATCCCCCAGGAGTTCTACCGCTTCAACGAGTCCGAGCTCAGGCTCGACTTCGCGAACGGTGCCCGCATCCGGCTCTTCGGTGCGGAGAACCCCGACAGGCTGCGCGGTCTCTACTTCGACACGGTTGTCTTCGACGAGGCCGACATGTCGAAGCTCGAGACCTTCACCGAGGTGATCCGGCCCGCCATCTCTGATCGCAAGGGTGACTTCTATGCGATCGGAACGTACAAGTACACCGCCGGCACACTCGGCACCTTGTACGACATGGCGGAACAGGAAGGGTGGTTCCGGCGCACGTACCCTGCCGACACCAGCGGCGCGCTCGACAGCGACGAGCTCAAGGCTGCGGCGAGTGTCATGTCCAGGGAGGAGTACGCTCGAGAGTACGACTGCGTGCGAGTTGCCGCAGTCACGGGCGCGATCCTCGGGCGACTCGTCGACGAGGCAGACGCCGAAGGCCGGATCACCTCGGTCCCCCATGACCCTACGCTCCCTGTCACGACGGCATGGGACTTGGGTATCGGGGACTCCACCGCCATCTGGTTCTGCCAGCAGGCCGGTCGAGGCGAGGTTCGCCTGATCGACTACTACGAGAACAGCGGCGAAGGTCTCCACCACTACGCGCAGGTGCTCGCGGACAAGGGCTACACGTACCGTGAGCACATCGCGCCGCATGACATGGGGATCCGCGAGCTCGGGACTGGCAAGACCCGGCTCGAGGTCATGCAGTCGCTGGGTGTGACGTTTCGCATCCTTCCCCGCGTGTCGCAGTCGGCCAGGAACGAGATCGACGAGCGCATCGAGACCTCGAGGATGCTCCTCCCTCGGTGCTGGTTCGACTCGCAGAAGACCGCGCGAGGGGTCGACGCGCTTCGGTCATGGCGACGCGCACAGAACGCAACGACTGGCGAGTTCAACCCGATGCCGGTCCATGACTGGGCCTCGCACGGGGCAGACGCCTTCGGGTATCTGGCGATGGGCATTCGCGAGGTTGCCAAGGTGAATCGGCCGAAGGTCGACAACAGGCGGATCTACTGATGGACGACCGGAACTACCTCGACGACACCAAGCTGCTCGGCATCGCACGCAGCGAGATCGATTCCAGCCTGGGCTGGACAAGCACCCGCCTGACCAAGGCGAGGAAGCGGAACCTCGATGAGTGGTTCGGGAACCCTCGAGGCGACGAGATCGCGGGCCGGTCGCAGGCGTCCTCGAGGATCACCTTCGAACAGGTCGAGCAGTTGCTGCCGGGCCTGATCGAGACCTTCGTTGGTGGAACCGAGATCGTGCAGTTCCTGCCGCGCAACCCAGACGACGAGGCGAGCGCCGAGGCCGCGACAAAGGCCGTCAACTACATCGCACACCAGAACGACATCACGAGCGTGTTGCTCACGATGTTCAAGGACGCCCTGATCCAGAGGAACGGGATCGTCAAGGTCTACTGGGACGAGGGCGAAGAGGGCTACCTCGAGACCTATCACGGGAAGACGGTGGAGGAGCTCGCGCTTCTCTCGCAGGACCCCCGTTTCGAGTTCAAGGAGTCGACGCCGGTCACGATGGTGGAGGGTGAGCTCGTCGAGCTGGAGGAAGACGTCGACATGCAGTCGATCGACCCCTCGATGCTCCGGTTCACGATTCGCGGGATCCGCCGGCCAGACGATGGGCGAGTTCGGATCGAGAACATCTCACCTGAAGAGTTCCTGATCAATCGCGACGCCAGGGGACTACACGATCCAAGTTGCAGATTCGTAGCAAACCGTTCGAGGACTACGGTATCTCAACTGATCGCCGCAGGTGTAGACCCTGGCGTCGCCAAAAAGCTACCGACTGCCGGCGCGAGCTCGATGAATGACAACCTGTCCTCGGTTCGCAACTCGCAGCAGGATGTCACGGGCTTCGACTTCGTCGACCGGACAGACAGCGAGAGATCGGTGCGTGTCACCGAGGCGTACATGCTGATCGACCGAGACGGTGATGGCATCAGTGAGTGGTGGCGCGTGCTCGTGGGCGGTGACTACGCCGAGGTGCTGATCAGCGCAGACGCAGTCGACGGCCACCCATTCGCGAGCGTGACACCGATCCCCATCCCGCACCGCTTCTACGGGCTCGGGATCGCAGACGTCGTGAGCGACATCAACAACATCCAGACCACGCTCTGGCGTCAGTACTTGGACTCGCTCTACCTCCAGACCGATCCAAGGATGGTGGTGCTCGCGCAGGGCGTCGGCGAGACCGCGCTCCCGATGGTGAACCTAGACCAGTTGCTCGATGCGGTTCCCGGTGGATACGTCGAGGAGTACGCACCGAACGCGATCCGGCCATTGCAGCAGGCGACGAACGCCGAGGATATGATCCCCGCCCTCTCACTGCATCAGGAGATGCTGCAGTCCCGAACGGGGATCACGCCCGAAGGCCAGGGCATTGATCCGAACTCGATCAACAAGACGGCCTACGGCGTGATGGTGCAGCAGTCGGCAGCAGCGCAACGGTCCACGATGATCGCGAGGATCTTCGCGGACACGGGCGTGCGCGACATCTTCAAGCTCATCTACAAGGAGCTGCTCCAGCACGCGACGACCGAGTTCCAGATCATGGTCAACGGGGAGTGGACGCCGATCAACCCGAGCGACTGGGCGACGAACCTCGACGCCCAGATCAGCGTTGGCCTCGGCCACGGCACCCGCATGGAGAAGATGAACAACCTCCAGACCCTCGCGGCGGTCCAGAAGGAGCTGCTCGAGGCGGGCAACGCCAACATGATCACGCAGGAGAACCTCTACAACACGGTCGTCGAGCTGTGCGAGAGCCTCGGCTTCAAGGACTCGTCTCGGTTCATCACCGACCCCGAGCAGAACCCGCCGCAGCCGCCTGAGCCCGACGCCGCCGAGCGCGCGATCGAGGCCCAGCAGCAGATCGAGATGATGCGCGTCGAGCTCGACCGGCAGAAGGTCGAGGTCGATCGGTTCAAGGCCATGATCGACGCGAAGAAGATCGAGCTGGCCCACGAGGTCGACGTTGCGAAGGTGCGCCTGGACGGCGCGAAGATCGAAGCAGACGGGGACTTTGAGCTTGGTGTCGAGCCCCCGCCGTCGGCCCCCGAGTTCGACACACAGGGCGAGGTCGAGAACATCCTCGCCGACATCGACGGCGCGATGCTTGCCGCGATCCAGGGAGGCGTGCAGTAGTGGCTCGTCGGAAGAGGACGCCGGCAGACCGGCAGGAAGAGATCAACCGCGCAAACGAGGCGAAGGCGCTGCTCGAGTCGCCTGTCCTCGTCGCCGCGATGGAGTACGTCGAGGCCGGCGCGCTGAGGCAGTGCCGCGAGGCGACGACTCCTGGCGAGGCGTGGTCTGGCACGTTGCGAAGCCGCGCCGTGCAGGAAGCACGCGCGATCCTCCACGCGTTCGTCGCCCAGGGCGAGAGCGCCGCGCAAGAGATTGAGCGGGACCAGAACCGGATCCGCGAAGAGCGCGAGGCCGCACAGGCACGCGAGGCATATCTCACCGCAGCACAAGCATCACGGTCTGGAATTGACCAGACCGAGCACGCTGCGACAAGAGAAGGAATGCAATGAGCGAGCAGCACTTGACCGACGCGCAGCCGCGTCACCCCGACCCCGGAATGGATTCGTTGATCCGCAGGCTCGAGCCTGCACCCTTGCAGCCGACCCCTGAAGCGGAAGCGCAGCCCGAGGCGCAAGCCCAGCCCATCGAAGAAGCGCCGCCGGTTGAGGAGGTGCAGCCGGAGGCAGTCGAGGAGGCTGCAGAGTTTGACGAGGACCCTGTCGTTACGGTAACGGTGCAGGGAGTCGAGGAAGAAGTCCCTCTGTCTGAGGTCATTCAGGGATACTCGAGACAGAGTGACTACACCCGCAAGGTGCAGATGGTTGCCGAAGAGCGGCGTGCACTCGAGGCGGAACGCTCGCAGTTGATGCTGGCCCAGCGGGAGGCGGTCGAACGGGCCGCGGGACTCGCGGGCCAGCTAGAGGCAGAACTCGCGACGAGTCGGCCGAATCCTCAGGAGATGGCCCAGTTGCGGATGACCAACCCCGGCGAGTACGCCGCACGGGTTGCAGATCAGCAGAACCGTCAGCAGTTGCTGTACGCAGCGCAGCAACAGGCGGCTGCGCTCGAGGCGCGGCAGAACGGACAGCGAATCGAATCGGAACGAGCGGCTCTAGCAGACAAAGAGCCGGCGTTCCGAGACAACTTCGACAAAGCCTACGCCGAGCTCGGCGCGTGGGTTACGTCGCCAGAAGGCGGGAACATCCCCGTCGAAGACTGGAACCAGGAGTACGACCACAGCCGCATCCTGCTCGCGTATCAGGCTATGCAACGCGCGCAACAAGACGCAGCTACAAGGGACGGTACTCAGAAGGTACGAGCAACGGTCGCGAAGCTCCCGCGTATTCGCTCCCGAGGCGTCGAGTCGCCCGGACAAAGCGAGCGGGAACAGTACGCAGCCGCAGTCCAGAAAATGCAGCGATCGAGTTCCGCACAGGACATTGCCCGCGCGTTGCAGGCACGGAACCGATTGCTCGATACGAATAGAGAGGGATAGCCGACATGGCTGTGACCAATACCTACGACCAAACGATGGTCAGTCAGCGAGAGGATCTCGCGGACTTCATCTACAACATCGACCCGGTTCGGACGCCGATGCTCCAGGCGGCTGAGTGGACGACCGCGAGCTCAGTCACCCATGAGTGGACCGAGGATTCGCTCACCGCTGCCGCCGCAGACAACGAGTGGAAGGAAGGCGAGGCGATGGACGCCTCTGCGGTCACTTCCGGTACTCGTCTCGGCAACTTTGCCCAGATCAGCCGGAAGGACTACGGCGTGTCTGGAACGGCAGAGGTGGTCAGCAAGGCCGGTCGCGACTCCGAGATCGCTCTCGGTCAGGCGAAGGCCATGCGCGAGCTGAAGCGGGACATGGACGCCGTCATTTCGAAGAGCAACCACGCGAAGCGGGTTGCATCCAATGCGAACGAGCCGCGCCTCGCGAGTCTGGAGTGCTGGGTTCGTAACGCATCGCGCGGGACCGGAGGTGCTGACCCGACGGATTTCGACGGGACTGCCGTCGACACGTCGGCGGCCGACGCGGACTGTCGCGCCTTCACGCAGACGCTTCTGGATTCGGTCATCGAGGACTGCTGGACGAACGGAGGCAAGCCTTCCCTGCTCATCATGGGGCCGGCGGGTCGCAACCAGTTCAACACGTTCGACGGTCTCGCGAACCTGAAGACCAACTCGATCCAGCGCAGCGATCGGTCGGACGGCACGGTCTACGGATCGGTGGACGTCTACCTGTCGGGCTTCGGCATCGAGCTCCGAGCGGTCAACTCCCCGCACCTTCGCCAGAACGGGCTCACCCCTGCGAAGGATCGCGATGCGTGGCTCATCGATCCCGAGCACCTGAAGGTTCCGTTCCTGCGGTCCTTCGAAGTCATCGACTTCGCGAAGGTCGGAGACTCGATCGAGCAGGGCGTGCTGGCTCAGTACACCCTCGAGGTGTGCAACACCTACGCGCACGGTCTGGTCGCTGACATCGGCGGCTGATCGTTGACCTGATGGGCGGCACGTAGGCCCCCTACTCTACCCCTTAGCCTACGTGTCGCCCTGATCGCGCCGAGAGGAGGCGGCGCGTGGAGGGCGGATGCCCCTCAAGAAGCGCAACTTCGTCCGATCTATCGGGTCTGTCACGGCGGGCACCTATTCGGACGAGGTCGACATGTCGAACGTCACGCGCGGCGTCCTGTACGTCACGCCGGACTCGTCGTATTCGGCGAACTTCGACATCGAGGTCTACATGTCGCCGCAGGAGTTCGGGACCACGCCGACGTGGTACAGGCTCTGGGGTATCCACTGGCCCGACACCGTGATCGCGATCAACGTGGACGTCGGCTACAACCCATTCCTCGAGAACTCAGGGGGTCCGCAGGCGATCCCGTTCCCGCTGCCGTACAAGATCTATGACGCAGACCGATCCTACTCATCCGAGTCGGTCACGCCACGGCGCATCCGGTTCCGGCCGGTAGGAACAGACGTCTCCCTCTCGATCGAGGGGATGAGGATGGTCTCCTGATGCCGTTCGGGGCTCGAAAGATCGTTCACGAGTTCAGCGGTAGCCACCTGACGACGTCATCACACCCAGAGGTTGATGCGTCGAGCTTTACTGATGCCCTGCTGCATTGCTCCAGGGCGTCCTCTCAGGAGATCAACATCCACCTAGAGGCCGCGCCAGAGGACTTCGGGACAAGCCCAAGCTGGCACCGCCTCTATCGAGGCCAAGGTCAAGCCACGGCGCTGCACAACATCGTAGGAGACATGACGTTCACCTGGACGACATCGATGCCGAACTCCATCACCATCAGCTTCCCTTGTGAGGTGGACGTTGCTGGAACAGATGCAGACTTTGGATTCATTGACCAGAGGGTTCCGAGAAGGTTTCGAATCGTGAAGAGTCAGAACATGAGCGGGCTTGCGGTGGAGCTCACCAGGAGACGCGCCTAATGCCGATGAAAGAAAGGCACTTCGTAGTCTCCCTGGGAGACATCTCTACCGGATCTGCATCCCCCGAGGTCGACCTATCGAGTGCAAACTGGGCCTATGTCTACGGGACAACGTCTGGCGCGAACACCAACATTCGAGCAGAGGCTGCACCAGAAGAGTTCGGAACGAGTCCGACGTGGCACCTCTACGGGAACCAGATACAAATCCCAACCTCTGGGACGAGCTTCTGCCTTGCCATTCCGTTCGATGGGTACATCGATTTCGTGACACCGCAGAGGTTGCGGATCAAGGTGACGGCGGGTGCGCTCAACGACGCATACATCGAGGGCATCAGAGAAATCGGATGAAGAAGCGGCACACAGCCGGAATCGATCTCGGCTCTGTTGCGTCCAGTGGGTCGAGCGCAGAAGCGGATCTCTCCTCGATGGACTCGGCGCTGGTCTACGTGACAACGGGATCTTCGTCGGGCAACTCTGTGTTCGCCCTCGAGGCTGCACCAGAGGACTTCGGTGAGACTCCGACGTGGGGTCTGTTGGGCACAGAGAACGTCACCCTCTCTGCTTCGACGTCTCGCGTTCTTCCGATGCAGAGGCTCGGTGCGATGCTTTTTAGCGGGGCGCACGCCACCGGATCCACGACGTGCCCGAGGCGCTTCCGAGTCCGGCACATCAGTGGGTCGACGATCGAGAGCGTTTGGGTTGAGGGCGTGAGGTCGGTTGCATGAACTGGCAAACGATATCTGACCCCGAAGAGATGACGAAGCGTGGCTCCCTGAGGACGAAGATCAAGATGGAGTCCGACGGGAAGACGATCACGACTCGTCATGAGCAAGACGAGGACTACATACGCGAGATGTTGGAAGTCAACGTCGCGCTACAGAATGCAGACCGACGATCAACAAGCCTGTGGGACAACCGCAACCTCGTGCATGTCGCGCGGATCCCAGAGGAACTGATTCTGCGGTGGCAGATCGAGGAAGGAATCAACTTCTACCGTTGCTCAGATGAGGACAGGGCTCGCCTGTTCGCAAAGCTGAACGATGGAGACTACAGCAGGCTCAGGACAGCGCCTGGCCGCATCTAGGAGACACCCACATGTCCGAAACCACCGAAACGGTGACAGCCACATACACCACCCTCTCCGCGCAGCAGGAGTCCGGGTCTTCAACGCTCATCGGCGAGATCAATGCATCGGTCAGGGCGGTCCTCGCGGTTGGCGGGTTCGATGACCTCAACCCCGGTTCCGATGTCCTCCGCTTCGCCCTTCCTGGCGACGAGCACTATCGAGAGATCAAAGTGTCTCTCGTTGGTGACTACGACAACCCGGCGATCGAGGTGGTCTACTCGGGAGAGGAAGGCAGTGAATACGCCAACGACAACCAGACGGTCGTGTTCATCAATCGACAAGGCGAAGGGAACTTCGTCTATGAGCCGGGCAAGTTCAGCCAGCCGCCGAGGGCCATCCAAGACCTGTCAACCACGCCGACGAACCGCATCGGGATGATCATCGCTCTCTCGGTTCCTCAGAACTACGTGCTGGGGTAACAAATGGCCGCAATCACAAGCTACGACACGCTCAAGCAAGCCGTCACGCACTACACCGTGTTCGACGATTCGAGTGACATGTTCGAGACGTTCCTGAGGCTCGCGGAGGATCGGTTCAACCGCGACCTGAGAGTCCCAGAGATGGTCGAGAACGATGTGGTAACGCTCGGTGCCCAGTCGACGTTCTTCGGCATCGACAAGGAAGACTTCGACGGTTCCCTGCCGACGCAGGACGTCATCGAGTTCATCGATGTCTCAAACGCGACATCGGGTGCTCTCAGGCTCATTCCGATGGAGAGGTTGATTCGACTGGCCTCGTATTGGGCCGCGACCGCGTTCGAGCCCGAGATGTATGCACTACAGGGTTCGAATATGTACTTCGCACCGAAGGCAGCAAGCAAGAGTGTCAACTTGGTGTACTACCGAAAGGTCACACCGATCACCTCTGCTTCTGATGCGAGCAATCACAACATGATCGCGAGGTATGGTGGACTGTACTTGTACGCCATTCTTCTCGAGGCTGCCGCCTTCATGAATGATCCAGAGAAGGAGATGTCCTACCTCAAGATGTACGAGAGGACGCGAGACGTATTCAATGCTGGTGCAGCGCGGCGGGAACTGAACCCCTCGTTCGACCCGGCAGAGAGGCGGGACGCATCTCTGCCGCCCGCGTCCCAGCTTCCCGGGCAGAAGGAAGTCCGCGCCCTCAACGAATCAGGAGCTCTGTAGAACATGGCCGCAATCGTAAACTACTCAACACTTCAGGATGCGGTGACGCAGTACCTGATCCACTCGGACGACGCGGGCCTCTTCGACACCTTCCTGAAGCTCGCCGAGAACCGCTTCAACAAAGAGCTACGGGTGCGTGAACTCGTTTCTGACACGGTGGGCACCACAGGTGCGGGGTTCGTCAGCTCGAACACGACCCTCAGTGCCGACTTTGTCGAACCGATCGCAATCTACCTGAGCGCCCCCGTAGGAAACTCTGGTTCACTCAGTTACCTGCCACCGAACAAGTTCTTCAACTTGAAGTCCTCGCACAGCGGTACCGGGATCCCGAAGTACTACACGATCTTCGGGAATAAGATGCACTTCTCGCCGTTCGGCACGTCCTGCACGGCGAACTGGCATTACTACAAGGAGCTCACGCCACTCACGTCGTCGAACGCAACGAACGAGCTCATGCCGAGCGCAGCGAACCTGTACCTGTACGGGGTGTTGCTCGAGGCGCAGCCCTTCCTGAACCAGCCAGAGAGGATCACCGAGTTCGAGTCGTTCTACGATCGGGCGAAGGACTCCCTGATCGCAGCCGACGCTCGTGCCCGGTTGCGCCCCGGTGTCGGTCAGAGGATGCGCGCATCTGGTGTAACGGCCGATGGGGTATTCCGTATCCCCTGATGCCGCAGTATCAGCTCGGAGAATGGCTACCGGACCAGCCGCAGATCGCTCTCCCAGGGTTGATTGAGGCGAAGAACGTGCTGCCCACCGCAACCGGCTACACGAGCTTCTCGTCCCCAATCAACCTTGCGGGGGTCTCTGCGCTCAGCAATAAGTGCGTTGGTGCCGACTCGGGAACAACACAGGGCGGCAACATCTACACAATCGCCGGCAGCCAGAGCGAGATCAAGGTCATCTGGAACAGTGGTGACTTTGCTGATGCAACCCCGTCTGGTGGCATCACGGGTTTCGGTAGTGCGAGCTCGCAGTGGGAGTTCGAGCAGTATGGGGACAGGCTGATTGCCTTGGCTCCCGGTGTTGAACCACTAAGCGTCGACACCGAAAGCACTGGCCCAGGGACAAGCAACCGATTCTCCGCGGTATCCCCCAACGCCTCGAAGGCAACGACTTGCACGGTCCACAAGGACTTCCTGATCCTTGGGAACGTGGAGGGACGGGGGAACAATGCGAGTGCTATCGGGACACAGAAGGCCGGCCTGCACTGGTCTGCGATCGGTGACCCGACGAACTGGCCGACCGTTGCGACACAGTCTGCGATCGACGTCCAGAGCGACTTCCAAGTGCTCGATGGGTCTGGTGGCGACATCACGGCCATCATCTCTGCCGGCGACTACGTTGCGGTGTTGCGGGAGCGCCAAGTCTGGAGGATGGACTATGTAGGCGGCTCTGCGTTCTTCGCGTTCCGAAAGATCGACCACTCGCGAGGTTGCATGCTCCCGAGAACGGCGGTCGCCGTGAACGGAGTGGTCTACTTCCCAAGCGTCGAGGGCTTCATGGCGTTCGATGGCGCGAGGCTCTATTCGATCGGAGAAGAGAAGATCGACAGGACGTGGCGGGCGACGATGGATTTCGACAACACGCTCCATTGCTGCGCCGCACACAACGCTGAGACTCATTCGATCTACTGGACAATCTCGTCTGGGTCGGGGTTGCCTTCGAAGATCTTCGGGTATCGGTACGACATGGAGAGGTGGTTCGAGGTCGATGATCGGGAGACCCAGTGGGTACTCAACACCTTCGCGCTGAACATGGGTGGGAACCTCGACGCCACCATCGCAAACGGTGGTCTCTCGGACCAGAACATGGACAACTACACAGAGAACCTAGACGCCTTGGGAGCAGATGACTCGACGAGTGCGATGGCGATCTTTGACTCGTCGAACAAGCTCGCGGCGTACACAGACAGCGCCGAGCCGCTCGGCGGAACGATCGTGACTGGTGACTTTGAGAGCCCACCGCCCACTCGTTCCGTTCTGGGCTACATCCGGCCGATCTACGAGGGTGAAGGCAGCGTGAGTGGAACCGCGGCCGGCAGGGTCAAGCCGGTCGATACAGTCGTCTACAAGCCGCTGACCCACGTCGAATCGACTGGGGTCCTTGCTGGTGTTCTGACAAACAGGGTCGGTGGGAGGTACCTCAGGGCGAAGTTCACGACGTCTGGTGGGAGCATCGAGAACTTCAGCGGGTTCGACGCAGAGCTCAGACAGGTCGGTACACGGTGATCGAAGAACTCCCTGATTGGGCGAACACGAGACGGCACAACCGACAGCGCGGTGTCCCCGGGAACCGGGGCCTCGATTACACGCGCGAGATCGGTTCAGAGGCCCGCGCCAGAACTGTTGACACCACCGAGACTGCATCGATCACCGCGACCAACCAGAGTGTCGCGATCAACCCGGAGACGACTTATCTGACGATCTCGGGGAGTGGGTCGCTGTCGAAGTTGACTGGCGTGACGCGGATTGGTCACCAGATCACGATCGTGTGGGGTGCTGGTTGCACGGCGACGCTCGACGATCAGACCAGCAGCAACTTCGATCTACGGACGACGTGGGCATCGTCTGCTGTCGGGACGGTGGCGGTGCTTGTCTGGAACGGGACAGAGTGGCTCGAGCTCAGCAGGAGCATCAAGTGACAGCCGCAGCGCACACGCTGGACGCAGCCGGTGTTCCTGTCCTCAAGACGTCCCGCCTCACGGCGCTCGAGGGGCACCAGGCCATCGCCCACTGGCCGGTGATCGCGTCGATCTTGGAGGGCGTGATCCCTTACACCTGTGGGCGCATCACGCTTGACGACATTCGGGGATCAGTTGAGCGCGAAGACTCGATGATCGTGATCGCGTGGGACCCCAACCTCAACGAGGTCTATGCGGTCTTCGTCTGCGAAGGCGAAGCGTACCCAGGCAAGAAGGTGTTCAATATCAACCAGTGCGCTGGCCGGCAGCTCGAGGACTGGATCCATCTGTACCCAGACATGAAGCGCCTCGCGAAGGCGCTTGGGTTCGAACAGATCGAGATCACGGGACGACCCGGCTGGGGACGCGCTCTCGGGCTTAGGGAGACCGCGCGGGTCTACATCGAGGAACTGTAGATGGGAAGCAAATCCAAGACGAAGAAGAGGATAAACAAGAATCTCCGCAAGGAGTCCCTGAAGGTCCTTCGCGAAGGACGCAAGGTCTACGAAGAGATGCGCGAGTCGGGTCGACCCGGCATCTCTGCCGAGCGAGAGGATGCGTTGCAGCGATTGAGCGCGATAGCTCGCGGACGCCCGTCGTTCCAACAGAGCTCGGTTCCTCAACTTGCTCTCGGCGAGTACGAGAAGGTGATGGGCGGCGAGTACCTCTCGCCGGATTCGAACCCGTACCTGCAAGAGATCGTCGACCGCTCGGTCGGGTCGGCGATGGGGGCCCAGGCCGGAGGCTTCGCCCAGGCTGGGCGCTTCGGTGGCGGCGCGATGGCAAACGCAATGGCCGACGCGGGGCAATCGACAGCCGCGAACCTGTACGGTGCGAACTACCAATCCGAGCGCGACCGGATGATGTCGATGCTCGACAAGTCAGGGTCGATCGACGACCTGCTCTACCGGCAGGACCAGCGGGATTTGCAGAGGAAGCTCCAGTCAGCAGACATACTCTCGAACGTCGGCCGCGAGCGGGAAGAGGAAGCACTCGCGCAGTACAACGAGCCGTTGAACGTCATTCTCCGCTACCTCGGGGCCATTACTTCCAACCCGATCAGGGACGAGCACACGACCACGACGAAGACGACCGACTACACCGCGATTGCACAGGGCATCGGCGGCGCACTGACGGGAGGGTTGGCAGGGGGGTGTTGGGTGGCCGCCGAGTTCTACGGGTGGGGGACTCCAGATTGGTGGGATGCGCGGAACTGGCTCATGGATGGATGGAAAGGCGAGGAGGCCGATAGCTTCAGAGAGGTCTACGCGCGAGACGGCATGGACCTGGCGAAGCGTGTTCGGGAAGACGACAGCTACCGCGAAACGGTTCGGCCGATGTTTGAGTGGGCACGCAAGCAGGGTGAGAAGATGAGGGGAGATTCCTGATGGAGGATCCATGGGTGCAGATACTTGGTGCCTTGGGTGGTGGCCTTGCCAAGGCGGTCGGCGGTCTCGGCGGCAACCTACTCGGTGGTGTTAGCAGCAACCTACTCGGTGGTGTTAGCAACAACCCACTCAGTGGTGTTAGCAACAACCCACTCAGTGGTGTTAGCGGCGGTGGCGGCGTTGGGGTGCAACCTGTTACGCGAACACCCCAAGTGTTTCCAGAGCCACAAGTTAGTTACCCAGCGCCCATCGACCCATACACAAGCGGCGGCTACCAGCCCCCCCCGCCAGCGTTCGGCTTCGGCCCTGGTGCCACAGAGTCGGCTCTTGAGGTTTACACACCAACCGCTGGCAACACCTACGACACCATGACACAGGAAGAACAGCGGAAGTATGTGGGTGGCTGGGGTGCAGACGGTGGTGGCTACGCCGACCCGACCCACGCAGCCAACGCTGGTCCATTCGGGTGGAGGAACATGGAGGTCGGCGGCAAGACGCTGAACCAATACGCCGGAGACGCCGCCGACCTATACAGTCGAGGCGTGGAAGCCATATCACCAGTGACCAACGCGGTGTCTGGCGTGCTTGATTTCGCGGACGACGCTCTTGGCGAGTTTCGGGAGAGAAACACCGGGCAGTTCCTTGGGGATTTCTCTGCGGGCCTGCAGGGCGTGAACACAAATCGGGCGCGTCAGTCCGAAGTAGAACAGACCATCGCCAGCCTCTCGCCGGAGCAGCTTGCTCAGCTCATTGCTGCACTAACGAGTAACAAAAGGGGTCGGTATGGCATTCGATAACATCTTGGGGGCGCTTGCGCCGAACAGTGCATACGCTGCGAGACAGGGGAAGATCGCAGCGATACCAACCGCGTTGGTTCAGGATGCGGCGAGGGTCCCGCTTGCAGTAGCCGAGCCTCTCGCTGGCGCTGTCAACCGACTCCCGCAGCAGTATCCGCAACTCACGCAGCTCGTTCAGAGCCTTGCACCGATCGCGGCAAACGTTGGAGACCCAACCGCGGCGTCGCGGATCCGACTGAACCAGGCCCTGATCCCGTACTACCAGGCCCGTCAAGACGAGGCTCTGGCAACAGCGAGAAGCCTCGGCCGGTCGTCTGCCCTCGAGCAAGAGATGCAGACATCTATCGCGGACGAGATCCCCAACTTCGACCCGATGAGCCTTCGACACTTGGCGCAAGCCGAATCGATCGCCCACCGGATTGGTGGCCCTGACGCCGTGAAGTCTGTTCGGGAGGGGTATGGAACCGCTTCGAAGGTCGACGACGTCCAGAACATCCAGAAGTCGTTCTTCGACCTGTCGGCACAGAACCGAGAGGTCGAGTCCGCATATCGAACGCTTGTCGCAGCGAACGGGAACACGGCAGTCGGTGCTCAGAACATCATCTCCTCGTTCATCCGCATGATCGATCCTGGGTCTGTTGTTCGCGAAGGAGAGTACGATCGCGTTGCCGCAGCAGGCGGTGTGCCGGCGTGGGTCGCGAGCAACATGAACAAGTACTTCAGAGAGGGCCAGATCCCAGAGAACGTCGAGCTGTACCTGCGCCAAGAGGCGGCTGCGATCGTAAACGCGAGGCGCGACGGCGAGATGAGGTCGTGGGAGACGACGCGGAAGATGATCTCCGACATCGGCAACGATCCAGAAGTGCTTCGGCACAACAGGCCGATGCCTGGAGTCGCGACTGGTGGCCGTGTTGAATCGTCGGGGATTCATGGTGGCAAGAAGGATCTCGTCTGGGCATCGGAAGCACCAGAAGATCCGCCTGACACCGCGCCCCCTACATA